AGCCATATATCTGATGATGGTGAAATTGTTGTCCATGTGTTTGAACTTACTGATGAGTCTGTCCATATATCTGTGCTTGGTGTGACAGGTGTCCACCCTTCACCTTGTATAATTCCGTTTGCTGTAACTGTAGCTATAGGTGTAATAGATGCACTTGCACCTGCTATAATACCACCCATACAATAAACATTAGCATTAGCGAATATACTGCTTTCGCCAGTTAATTCATATCCGCCTAAACAAGATACAGTTGCATTTCCTGTAATACTTGCAGCGTTTGTTCTAATAACTACATAATTAAGTTCTACTGTGCCATTGGCTGTAATAGATGCTGAACCACTAGCTTCAAAGAAAGGTAAAGCAGTTACAGTAGCGTTACCTGTAATAGAACCTGAGTTATTTCTTATGCGTAAGTAAACAGCACTTACATTAGCAGTTCCGTTTATAGAACCACTATCTAATCTTATTCTTGTTGCATCACTTGTAACAGTAGCGTTTGCTGTAATAGCAGCACTAAATGGTTTTATTGCATTAGCATTAGCGGTAACAATTGCGGTTGCATCTATTTGAGCAGACGCTAATACTATGACACCAAATTTTTCTAACGCACTAAAAGAGGTTTCAGCAAATGCGCTTATACCAAACATTATTCACCCCTTTTATTTAATTAACTTATATATTTTTTCTAAAGACTCTTGAACGACCCATGATTGTTGTGTAATAGAGTAGATATTAGTAGATGTTTCATCATCATTTTCTACTTCAAACACAGTTATAATATGTTCAGTATTAATTAGCAATGGCTTACCTTTAAACTCTTGTGCGTTATTGGTAAGTTTAATTATCATTAACTACATCCCATGCTAATGTTTCTTCATTCCATGTATATCTTTTATCGTCTGTAGGATAGTCTACAGGTGCTTTCCATTGTGCTTTATCTTCATCTAATAACCATGAGTTATATGGTTTAGGAGGAATGAAAGCATCACGAGCTTCGTCATAAGTATATCCAATACCAGCATAGTTTTTACGAATGTTGCCGTTATAAGAAGTTTGTTTCCATGTGCCACCTAAAAGATTAGAGCAAAAGTCAATACCTTTTTGTTCACTCTCTTGTCCGTTTTCATCAAGAATATCTTGGTTAGATACGACTATTACTTGAGTTACTACATTGTTTTCTAATTTAGCAAAATGTGCCATTGTTATTTCCTTTGTTGTTAAGCTGTGTAAGTTCCTGAAGCAGTAAATTTAATTATAGTGTTTGCACCTGATGTTGTAACAGTTGGGCTTCCTGTTGTAGTTCCTGAATATCTAGCAGTAGGAACACTTAATATTACCACACCTGAACCTCCTGCTGATTGTGTAACTGGAGTAGAACCCCAATTAGAGCCACCACCACCACCACCGCCTGTGTTAGCTGTTCCTGAAACACCTGCTAATTGTGTAGTTGGAGAACCTGCTGCACCATTACCACCGCCGCCTGAACCACCTGTGCCAGCCGTAGTATTAGCTCCACCACCGCCTCCACCTGCATAGGTCACACTAGAACCTGTAATACTAGATGCAGTTCCTGCACCTCCGTTACCTCCTGTAGCAGTTGCACCATTTGAACCAATAGCACTAGAACCACCACCACCTCCACCACCATTTGTTGCACCACTTCCACCAGCAAAACCTTGTCCGCTAGTTCCTGTGCCACCTGCGGAAGGATTATCGCCAGAGCCTCCACCTCCTGAACCACCATTTCTACCAACACCTGTGCCACCACCACCGCCTCCACCTGTAGCTGTGAGTGTAGTTAAACCTGTTCCTGATAATACAGAGTTAGAACCGTCTTGTGCAGATGTTGAATTAGCATTACCTGCTGCTCCTGTTCCACCAGCACCAACTGTTATGGTGTATGTAGTTCCAATAGTTAAAAATGTGGATGATGTTAAAAGACCACCTGCGCCACCACCACCACCTCTATTATTAGCAGTTCCAGCACCGCCTGCAACTACTAAATAGTCTACAGAATAAGCTGGAGTTAAACTACCAGAGCTTGTAAATGTATGTATTGTGTTTCCACCTGATGATGTTACAGTTCCACCTGTAAATTGTTGTGATCCAGCGTATGAGATGATAACTACACCAGAACCACCATTAGCACCGTTACCATATCCTGATGTTGGTTGATTGCCTGCACCACCTCCGCCACCTAAATTAGATGTTCCTGCTGTTCCATTATTAGCTGTAGAAGCAGAACCTGCTCCTGCTGCACCTCCGCCACCTGTGCCACCTGAACCGGCTGTGCCGCCATTATATGTGCCACCTCCACCGCCTCCTGCGTATGTTACAGAAGAACCTGAGATAGAAGAAGCAGAACCATTACCACCATTACCACCATTAGTTCCTGTTGCATTTGATCCTGTTGCTCCAGCACCACCACCCCCACCCCCAGGATAATTTGAAGCTCCAGCAGAAGTTCCGCCATTGTTACCTTGACCTGAGGTAGCAGTTCCACCTGTGCCAAATGATGTACCTGATACTGAGTCAGTTACACCACCACCTCCTGATCCACCATTTGCACCATTAGTTCCTGTTGCAGAAGCTGCTTGATTTGCACCATAACCACCGCCTATAGATGTAAGTGTTGTTAAACCTGTGCCACTAATTACAGAATTAGAACCATTTGATGGTGTGCCGTTATATCCTATGCCACCATTTCCTCCTGCTCCTACAGTAATAATATAAGTAGCAGGATAATAAAGTGTTGTTGTAGATGCAAGTAATCCACCAGCACCACCACCGCCACCACGACCACCGCCACCGCCACCACCACCAGCCACTACTAGATAACTAGCTGTAACTGCTGTAGCAGGGACTAATGAACCTGAAGCTGTGAATGTATGTATTTGATTACCACCTGAAGTAGTAACTGTGCCACCTGTAAATTTGGGTGTAGCAGATGCGTAAGATATGATGACTATGCCTGAACCGCCAGCGCCGCCTGCTTCACTTACAGAGCCTCTACCACCACCGCCACCGCCGCCTGTGTTTACTGTGCCAGCAACTGCAGGAGTAGAGCCATCATTGTCACCACCTGCACCGCCACCTCCTGAACCACCTGAACCAGAAGCATTTCCTGCCCCGCCACCACCACCAGCGTATGTTACACTTGAGCCTGATATGGATGATGAAGAACCATTACCACCTGCGGCAGAAGAAGGATTACCATTTGCTCCTGCTTGAGAGGCTCCACCTCCGCCACCTCCAGAATCCGTTCCACCATTTCCCCCAGAGTTTCCTTGCCCTGATGTTCCTGCAGCTCCAGTTCCTTGTGAAAAACCACCTCCGCCACCACCTGAACCGCCAATTGCAGCAGCATTTGTTCCATCACCACGACCACCACCAGTAGATGTAATTGTGGTAAGACCTGTTCCGCTTAAAATTGAATTAGAACCATTTGTATTGCTTGAACCACCAGCACCAACTGTTACGCTATAAGTAACAAGAGTAGATAATGTTGCAGTAGAAGATAGATAACCACCAGCACCTCCGCCACCTCCGTTTTCAACAGTATCAGCACCATTTCCACCACCACCGCCACCAGCTACAACAAGATAAGATGCAGATACATTGTTAGGGTTAGATGACAATACACCATAAGCTCTTGCGGCTTGTACGGCTAGTCTTGACAATAATGACATTAACTAATTCCTATTTGAATTGTGTTTGAGCTGCGAATACTGTGAAAGCTGCTGAACCTGTTTTAACAATAGTATAAGAATAAGCATCTATACTAGAAGCGTTACCTGCTGTCCATGCTGTGCCACCTTGATATTTAGGTGTAACAGATGAACCATCTATAGTTACTGCATTATTATAATAGGCTGTTGCACCTTGTGTGACTAAAAATACAACTGTAATAGCTTCACCTGTAGCCATAGCTGTATCTAAAGATGTTCCACTAGAAGCTCTAAAGTTTACTGTCCAGTTAGCTGAAGCATTAGATGTATAATACAAAACTGACTGTGTAGTTACATCATAATTAATTGTGCCTGTAGCTGCTGTTGCTGATACTGTGACTAATTCTAAAGCATTTGTAAATTTAGATGCAATAGCACTAGATGTACCTGAGAATGTTTGTTTAGCAGTAAATGATGTTGCTGTGCCTGGAGCTACATAGTCTGTACCAGCAGTAGCTGCAGTAATTCCAGTAGAACCATCACCTTTTTGAAGTGCTGTACTAGAAGTTAAGCCAATAATAGTATCGCCTGACTGTAATTCTTGTATTGTTGTGCCATCTAGCACTAATCCATAACGAGTTGCCATAATTTTCCTTAACTTACTGTAACATTAATTGTTGAGCCACTTCTATTTAACACAGGTAAAAAACCATTAGCTAAAGCAACGTCAGCAGTAGTACTGTCTCTTTTAGTTACTACCATTTTAGTGGGTAAATTACCTAAGTAAATTGCTTTTTCAGCAGGGTAAGTAACAAAGACATCTTTTATACCTATACTAAAATTAACTGCTGTGCCACCATTGCTAGACTCTAATATAGTATCACGAGATAAAGTAGTGCCTGATAACGTGTATGTTCCTACACCTACTTCCCATTCATTTGTATTGGGTAATTGGATAGTATAGAACGTAGTATTACTATCACCAATAACAGAGAATGATTGAAAGCCTGTAGCAGCACCACCTAATGTAACTGTGCCTGTGCCTGTGGTCGTAGTGGTTTCTCTTACCCTATCTTTAACGACTAGAGCCATGATTTATCCTTACGAAAGTGTAACTGAAAGGTTACCAGTAGTTATTTTAAATATATCGCCAGAGTCAATAAGTTTAGCTGTATCTAAAGGTGAATGGTATAAAAGATTACCTGATGTTGCAGCATCATTAATACCAATCCAACCTACTGTACCCCATAAAGCTGTTGCTGTTGGGAATGTAACGTCAGCAGAGTTTGTAGATGCACCGTTAGATGGTGCGCCAAATGTGACTGCTGTTCTAGCGTATGAACCACCTGATACTTCTGTACCACTACCTGCATCTGTAGGGTCTGAAGTCCATAGTGATACATATACTGTTGCTACTGATGTGTATGTTGTTGCTCGTAGAGTAGCGTTGATTAACGCATCTTCTAAAAAATTACTCATTTCTGCCATGATTTTTCCTTTATCTTGGTGTTACGCTTAATGTTGTGTATGGATATGTTGCGCCTAAATCACTCTGCTTAATATTTGCAATTGCTCTGTCATAAAGTGCAGACCATGTTGCTATTCTTGCATCATTCATCAAGAATGGTTCTGCCTCTGCTAGAGTTGCATAAAGTAGAGCATCTGGATAGTATGCTAAGAACAAGTTACTAGCTGTTGTGCTAGAGATAAATGTAGGTTGAGCATAATATAAAATTTGAACTGTGTAGCTTGTATCAGGACCTGGTGCAAACTTAAATTCTGTACCTAACATTGTAAAATAGTGAGGTCTGCCTGATAATGTTGTTTGACCATCTCTAAAGAATAAGTCAGGTGACTGAAACTCTAGTAACACAGGTGGATTACCTAACATGTGTATTTCTCTGACTTCTAAAAAGTCTGTAGGAAAGCCTACTGTGCTATCTGTAGTGTCAGCAGTAGCGACTTTTAACATTCTTTCTGTTCTTAAGTCACGAGTCATTCTGAATTGTGCCATCTGAATAAAGTCAGGTATGACATTTGTCAAGTCTGTGCGTGCTAAGTAGCTTTCTACTGTAGATACAAATGCACTATAATTTGTTAGAGCCATCTAATTGTCCTTTTAATCTATCCCAGCATTTGTCCATCTCATCTTTATGCCATTCACTAGCAGCTAATGAGCTTAACCATGCTGTTCTGTCAAAATATGTTAAGTTTTCTATGTCTTTAATGTTATTGGATACAGGGTTTGCAGGGCTATAAGGTGAACCTATGACAGGAACACCACGAATAAGTGCTTCTACATCTGCGACACTACCAAAACTCACAATGACATGAGCTTTTTCTAATGTTTGTTTAAAGTCACCTTCGCCTTTACGCTTAATGACAATCTTTCTCTCTGTATACTTTCTAATTTCTTCTACTGTTCTGTCTAACCAATTAGAAGTTTGGTAAATATAAGCTATCTTTTCTGCCGGAGGTAACACAACTACGTTTTCACCACTACGATACTCGTGAACCTTAGGTGTTTCTCTATCTGACACACGCCAATCTGTGCAATGATAGTTATTAACACAAAATCTAGCCCATTCTAAGTCATGTGACCTGTGAAAGTAGCCATGGTCTATTAAAATATAGGGTATGTTTTGTTCTCTACAGGCTATTTGTATATTATCTGCGCCATGTAAATTACCTACTATGACTGGAATAGATTTACCATCCCATTCTCTTGTTAAAGTACCCTTACAATGCGTTTGCAAGCGTTTTAAGACGTTATCTCTGCGTTCTATACCACTCAGTATTAACTGCATCTAAAACCTGTTCTACAGATATGTTTTTCGCTTTTAGAAGGCAATG